GGACATCTTTTTCGCCTTGCAGACTGCATCGCCCCGGTTCGGCCAGCACGATGGACAAGGGGGTTTCCGTGGTTTCGCCATCGAAGACGAGGTCGGCCACCAGGGTGACGCCAAGGATGGCGCCCGACTGCGAAAACGGATGGTTACTCCAATAGCCTTCGATAATCTCATGCAACTCGTCGCCGCTGTCGATATGCAGCGAGACGGCGTCGGTCGCATGCCCGAGCAAGGCCTTCGCTTCGGTCAGGTAGAGGCGTTCGACGCGCACGCCGTCGAGTTTGGGTTTCGTATCCTTCAGAGGCCGCGCGAAACGGGACAGGGCATACCGCGAGCGGTTAAGCGGGCGGCTCGACAGCGGGACTTTGAAGCCATGCTTGGACAGCACGTTGGCCAGCGGCGCGCGTGTCGACAGCGTGTGCGCATAGACTTCTACCACCTTGCGATCCGGGGCGTAGACGAGCGTCGCGTCCCGCGCCGGAAAGTAGCAGAAACTCTTGCGACTGCGGTTCACCATCTGCACCGCCGTGACCTGATCCCCGGCAAAGCGCACCACCAGGTAATGCGTGAGCTTGGTATCGCCGTTCTTCATCTCTTCGGCCATCTGCACATGGATGACCTCGCAGGGCTCGGCCAGTCGCATCGCGCTGGTGAGTTGCGACTCCAGATCTTTCTTGATGGCGTCGTTCCAGATGAAGGGTGGCGCCTCATCGCAGGGCACGTCAAAGGCATCGTAGAGCCGTTTGTTGCCTCGGATGTCCCCGGTATTCAGGATCGATTCGGCGACATCGAACAGCCGCGTCGCATCATCGGAATGCGTGCGCATCCAGACCGAACGGCCGATCTCGCCGCCGTCTTGCGCCAGGAAGGCCGCGATCAGGTCGTTGTCGTGCAGTTGATCGGCGACGGTGGTGAGAATTTGCGCCCCTCGGGGCGAAGCCAGACGCAGGATGCGCAACGCTTCGCGTTCGGCGGGGTCGCGCTGCTCTTTGCGGAGATGGCGAACGTGATCGATCAGGGCGGTTGGGAGTGTCTCCGCATCTTGCGACCAGTCGAAGCCACGGGCCAGCGCCTGACATTCCGGCAGGCCGCTGAAGTCCTTGAGGTTGGCGACATGCGCCTTCTCGATCAGTTCGAGCAGGCAGTGTGCGTTGGTCAGGGTCTTCTTGCCCATCGATTCTCCCTTCGGCCGTTTACATGGCCACAGTCCACTGGCGCATGACCGCCACCGATTGAGTCAGACCCTGCGCCCGCAGGGTGTCCAGGTATTCATCTGCCGTCTTGGGCGGATTTTTTAGTGACCGGCGATGGCTTGCCGCCGCTTCCAGAACGCTTGCCGGATACAGGTCGAGCAAGTCAACGATGAAATCGTCGGGGTGTTGCGCCGCGAGGTTATAGGGCTTGAGCACCTCGGGCGGGAAGTCCTTCAGGTTGAAGGTCACGATCAGGCTGGCACCGGAATGGACCGCGGCAGCCACCACATGCCGATCATCCGGATCGGGCAACTGGATCGACGGGATCAGGTACTCGTGCCCGGTGACCAGGCTGTCCCGGACATGGGCATTCATCAACTGGCGTGTCCGGGTCAGTTGCTCCGCCGTGAGGTCGGGCCGACTGGCCAGCACGTTGCGCGTCCACTCGTCATGAATCATGTCGCTCCAGCGTGCCCGGTACAGGTCCGCCAGCGCCAGATGCATCAGCAAATCGCGCAACGGCGCCGGATAGAGCACGCAGGCGTCATAGACGACGGTGAAGTGCGAACTCATCCGGTCAGTATCCCATGCCGAGTTCCTGGGCCTGGGCCGCCAAGTCATCGAGCGCCTTGCGGCGTTCCGCGTCGATGCGGTTTTTGTAGGCGATCACGTCCTGGTAGCGCACGCGGCGATGGGTGCCGATCTTGTGGAACGGGATGTCGCCTTTTTCCAGCAGTTGAACGAGGAAAGGCCGGGAGACGTTGAGCACGTCGGCAGCTTCCTGCGTCGTCAGTTCTGCATGGATCGGGATGATGGACACCGCATTGCCCTGGCCAATCTCGGTTAGCACATCGAGCAGCAGGCGCAGCGCCGATGTCGGGATCGACACGGTACGCACCGTGCCCTGGTCGTCATGGAAGTCGATCTGCTGGGTTTCAGCACGCGTCTTGAGCACGGTCGACAACACCCGGCCGGACTCCCGGGCCAGCGCGATGTCTTCGGCGGAAGGCAGGGTTTTAGGAATGGCGGGAGCGTTCATGGGGGTCTCCTCGTCGGGTCAAAGTACGCATAAGAGTCATTATAAACGAAATAATCGAAATCGCAATATTCGAAACGGACTGTTCTAACCCCTACAGATCAACAACTTATCGTCATGTCTGGGCAGGAAGGTAGACCGAGCCCGGCCAGTCAAAGCCGAAAACGGACATGCGCAAGCCCAAGACATGGAGGAATTGAATAGGAACTCCCAAACAAAAGGAGTTTCACCATGCAAAAAAACGCTGCATCTGTTCAAACCGCGAGGACGTTCTTCCCCCCGCCACCCGAAGGAGCGCCGCTGATCGCACTGAACGAGTTCGAGCTGGCCGCCCGGTGGCGCCTCTCCGTCCACACCCTTCGCCGGTGGCGGCAAGAGCAGTTGGGCCCGATCTTCTGCAAGCTCGGCGCGCGCGTCACTTACCTGATCAGCGAAGTCGAGGCCTACGAACGGCAGGTTGCGCGCTACTCGACCTTCGCTCGAGCCTACCAGTGAGGAGGACGGCCATGAGCGATCTGACCCTCTTCCCTGCGGACATCGCCGAGATGTCCATCCGCCAACTGGCTGCACTGCCGCCCGCGCAGAAGCATGAGGTCGACAAGAACCTCGATGCCGCCATCGACTGGCTCAAGAAGGCCCGCGCCAAGTTCGATGCGGCGCTGGATCAGTGCTACGGCGAGCAGGCTCGCGCTGCGCTGCGTGACACCGGCCGCGATTTCGGCACCGCCCATATCAGCGATGGCCCGCTGCATCTCAAGTTCGATCTGCCCAAGAAAGTTAGCTGGAACCAGCTGCAACTGGTCGAAATCGCCGAACGCATCGTGGCGTCGGGAGACAAGGTCGAGGGCTACCTCGACGTCAAGTTGTCCGTCCCCGAATCCCGCTACACGAACTGGCCTCCGGTACTGCAACAGCAGTTCGCTGCAGCACGCACGGTGGATTCCGGCAAGCCGTCTTTCACCCTTTCCATCGATTTGGAGTAATGGTCATGACCACGACACTCGTTCCTTTTGATTTTGAAGGTCAGCCCGTCCGTGTCGTTACGGACGAACACGGAGAGCCCTGGTTCGTTGCCAGCGATATTGCCCAGTCACTGGAATATCGCATGGCCAGCGACATGACCCGCTCACTCGATGATGACGAGCGGGGTACGCAGATTGTGCGTACCTCCTCGGGAGATCAGGAGATGCTGGTCATCAATGAGCCTGGACTTTTTTCAGCCATTCTCAAAAGTCGCAAGCCCGAAGCCAAGCGCTTCAAACGTTGGGTGACTCACGAGGTACTGCCCGCGATCCGCAAAACTGGCAGCTACGCCGTTCCTGGTGCGCTGGCGGCTTTGCCCGCGCCGACCCACGACCGCGTCTCCGCGATTCTGCTGATCGGCGAGGCTGTGGCGAAGGTGCCGGGCGTGAAGCCGGGCATCGCGGCGGCGGCAACCTTGACCTGCATTCAGGAGAACACCGGCATCACCACCGAGGTGTTGCGCCGCGCGCTGCCGTCGGCCAACGAACCGATCTGCGCGCTCAACGCCACCCAGCTCGGCAAGTTGCTCAACCGCTCAGCCAAAGCCACGAACCAGTTGCTGGCGTCCGGCGGCCTTCAGTTCCGCAACGACCGGGACGAGTGGGAGCTGACCGAGGCCGGTGAAGCATGGGCCGAAGCCATGCCGTACTCGCGCAACGGCCACAGCGGCTACCAGATCCTCTGGAATCCCGCGGTCGCGGAACAACTGAAGGAGGTGGCGTGATGTCCCTCCCGATCATTTCCGCGCAGCAGCGCTTGGCCGAGCGCAAGGGTGTGAAGTTGCTGATGCTGGGCAAATCCGGCATCGGCAAGACCACCCGGCTCAAAGACCTCGACCCTGCCACCACTTTGTTCCTCGACATCGAGGCGGGCGATCTCGCCGTGGCCGACTGGCCGGGCGACCCCATCCGCCCGGCCTCGTGGCCGGAAAGCCGCGACTTTTTCGTGTTCCTCGCCGGCCCGGACAAGTCGCTGTCGCCGGAGAGCGCGTTCTCGCAGGCGCATTACGACCACGTCATCGAGAAATTTGGCGACCCGACGCAGCTCGACCGTTACCAAACCTTCTTCCTCGACTCGATCACGCAACTGTCCCGCCAGTGCTTCGCGTGGTGCAAGACGCAGCCGGGTGCCGTCAGCGACCGTACCGGCAAGCCGGACATGC